AGATTACAGCACCAGCACTTGGGCTCGTAAGGAAAACTCTCTTACCGAAGCAGAAGCCGCGGCAATTGAGAAGCATGGGTTGTTTAACTTGGGCGATTTCTTGCCCAAGAAGCCAAGTGACGTTGAACTCAAGGTTATGAAAGAAATGTTTGAAGCATCGGTTGATGGACAACCGTATGATGCTGACAAATGGGGTGCATATTACAAGCCCTATGGTTTGCAAACTAAGGCTTCAGACCAAACTGCACCCGCTGCGGCACCCGCAGCAGCGGTAGTAGCTCACGTTGAACCAGTTGTTGAAGAAGCAGATGTTCCGGCTCCTACAGCACCGGTCACAACGCCAAAACCTTCTAGCCAAAAAGCTGAAGATATTTTGGCACTGATCCGTAGCCGTCAAAAGCAACAATAGTAAGTAATGGTTAGGGACCACGGTCCCTAACCTTCTTCTATACCTCTATACTTACATAAAAAGGAATTAATATGTCACAACAACACGATCAACTAATAACAGCATTTGCCACATATCAAGCAGAGAACGAAAAGTTTACAGTCAAGGGAGTTAGAGCATCAGCTGCCCGTGCTCGTAAAGCATTGCAAGAAATGAGCAAAGCTATAAAAGAGCGTCGCAAAGAAATCACAGCAGAAAAAGAAGCATTGGCTGCAAAATAATAAAGTTTTTATGAAACTTGTTTGGTCTAAAACCGGTGATCAACTTGATGTTGAGGTTGAAAATCAACAGTTTGTAGATTATTGGCTTGATCAAATGTCTCAAGCGGGTGTAACAACATTATCTAAATTAAAAACATTTCACAAAATAATTGATCATAACGCGATACCACTATTACATGCAATTAATATAGTTAATGTGTATCTAGAAAAATTTAAAATTGATAAATTCAAGAACTATACACTTGAAGATATGTCCTTGTATGCAACCTTAAACGAAATACACAATCACTGGACATATTTGTGTGCAGAGAAAAAAATGTGGATGTTTTTCTCTAACAATGCACCCAGCGTATTGGCTGAATTTGATTATATAAACAATGGCTCGCACAACATTGAAAAAATTAAAGTAGTTCATTATTCATCTAAATGTCGAGTGCCAAATTTATTTGGAACTGGTGTATTATCTTTTGGTAAGTGGAATGTTAGTATGTTTTACGAAGACCTTGGAAAAAGCCATTATCATAAATGGTTAGCATTTGATACTAATTTTTCTAAAAATGATACCAGTAACTATAAAGACTTAACTGGTACATTGGAGTTTTATTTGGGAAGAGCATATAAAGATGAATCACCTAAGAGTTATGTAGATTTTTGTATGGCACATAATATTGAAGTGGTTGGTAATGTGTTACCTATTGGCAATTTCAAAGATGTAGACAAAGCAAGAAAAATGTTTTATACTAACAGTAGCATAGAGCACAACGGTATACAAATTAATAGAGGAAAGAAAAATGTCAGGACGACCATTTGATGTTTCAAAATTTAGAAAAAGTATCACCAAAGCAATCGATGGTATCAGCGTTGGTTTTAATGATCCTACTGATTGGATTAGCACCAATAATTATGCATTGAATTATCTTATTAGCGGAGACTTCAATAAAGGCGTGCCACTGGGCAAGGTGACTGTATTTGCTGGCGAGTCCGGGGCAGGCAAGAGTTTTATCTGTTCGGGCAATCTAGTAAAAAATGCACAAGACGCCGGCATCTATGTCATTCTAATTGATACAGAAAACGCATTGGATGAAAAGTGGCTACACGCATTAGGAGTTGACACTAGCGAAGATAAGCTACTTAAACTTAACATGGCCATGATCGATGATGTTGCCAAGATGGTAAGTGAGTTTGTTAAAGAATACAAACTTATGCCCGAAGAACAACGTCCCAAGATTTTGTTTGTTGTTGATAGTTTGGGTATGTTAATGACCCCAACTGATGTTAATCAGTTTGAAGCAGGCGACATGAAAGGCGACATGGGTCGTAAGCCCAAGGCGCTCGCGTCATTGGTTCGTAATTGTGTTAATATGTTTGGTAATTTAAATCTAGGTCTAGTTTGTACAGCACACACATACGCTAGCCAAGACATGTTTGATCCAGATGATAAAATCTCAGGTGGACAGGGTTTCATCTACGCATCCAGTATTGTTGTTGCTATGCGTAAACTTAAACTTAAAGAAGACGAAGATGGTAATAAAACTACCACAGTAAATGGTATACGTGCCGCTTGTAAGATCATGAAAACACGCTATGCTAAACCATTTGAATCTGTCCAAGTTAAGATCCCGTATGAAGAAGGTATGAATTTGTATTCTGGCTTAGTTGACCTGTTTGAAGGTAAAGGTTTATTGGCAAAAGAAGGTAATAGCCTTAAATACACATTGACAAATGGTACAGTTATCAAGCAATTTCGTAAGGCATGGGATCGCAATGAGAATGAGTCATTAGATAAAGTAATGGCAGATTTTACTGCAAATCCACATCGTGTAACTGTAATAGTCGAACCTGAAGAGGAAACAGTAGAATGAACATTGATGTTGAAGTTTTAAGCGAATTGTATACTATCTTAAAACAATATATTCCACAAAAAGATCGCCAAGAAGCAGCCGATAATTTAATGAGTGTGATGGTTGATATGCTGGGAGATCAAGAACTTAGAGAGTTTGGGGGTACTGATAGCGTATTAACTCGCGCCCTTAAAGAGTATGTAGAAGATGCCGACAAGGATGAAGCTGAATACGAAGAGTAATTTAGAAGTTATTAAAATTCATAACGAACATCAGTTGGGTAGAAATTACTACTGTTCAATGAAATTTAAATATCTTAAAATTGATCTAGAGTCCAAGATGACATATAACTGTCATGCAGCTAAACCACATGTGGTAGATTTTAATTGGTTGAAAGAACATCCGGGGCAGATATTCAATACAGATATTAATGTTCAAGAACGTCAACAGATGTTGGATAATGTACGTAATGCAAGTTGCGAACAAAACTGTTGGCATGCCGAAGACCGTGGTGCAATTAGCCCTAGACTAGAGCAACATGGTGTGGAACAAACGCATACCAATATTAAACCAATGCCCGAGATTATAGATTTAACTATAAACGGAGATTGTAATTTAACTTGTTCGTATTGTTGTAAAGAGTTTAGCAGCAGTTGGCGTCGAGATGTTGTCATTGGTGGTGATTATCCATTACAAGATAACCGTTATCAAGCAAATAATAAAGATCGGGTATTGTTACAGATTAGCCAAGATACTTTAAAATCTACAACTCGGTATCAGATTTTGTTAAATGAAATAGCATCAATGACATCAACGTTAAAACAATTAACTATTACCGGTGGTGAACCGTTTTTAGATAATTCATTGATACAGACATTGACCAATTTAAAATTAAACCCCAACACGGTAATTGAAATATATACCGGGTTAGGGGTTAGTTTTACTCGATTTAAGAAAATTATATTTGAGTTGGAGCAACTGGCTAATGTATCGATTGTGGTCAGTGCAGAAAGTACCGGAGAGTTTTTAGAGTTTAATCGATTTGGAAATAAGTGGCAAGAGTTTTTGGATAAGGTTGATTTATTGAAGCGAAGTAATGTACAATTAGCATTTCAATGCACATTAACAAATTTAACATTATTTGATATTCATAGATTTTACGAAAGATTTAAAGGAACTAAAATTATACCAACATTTGCATACAGCCCCACTATGATGGCCCCATACGTGCTAGATCCTGCTAGTAAGGAACAGGTACGGGCCAACATAGTCGACTTACCAATAAATGTACAAACAATGATTCTAGATTCGATTAACACAACTCCCGCAGAAGAACAGCGTATAAATATTGGGAAATTTTTACTTGAGTTTGTTCGTAGACGTCCAACTTTAACATTGGATATATTTCCACAGTCATTTTTAACTTGGTTGAGAATAAGTAATGTGGTATAATAAGGTAGTAAGTGATTTAGGAAAAATTCCAGACTTCATTAATTATTATGAACAAGAATTAAATATAGCCAAATCTGAAATCAAAATTGTTGGTAATGTTGAAAAAAGCCTATCTAACCTACCGGGTATAACAGAACAGCGGTTCAACCAATTACAGGAAATTGAAGCAGTATTGGAATTTTTAAATATCCAACTACGTAAAATTAAACATAAGCATTATAAAAAGTATTTGGAAGCATATGCTAGAGCACTTACAAGTCGTGATGCTGAAAAATATGCCGAAGCCGAAGATGAAGTTATTGATATGGAAACTATTATAAATGAAGTTGCCCTATTGCGTAATACATGGTTGGGAATTATGAAGGGTATTGAAAGTAAAAATTTTATGCTTGGCCACGTGGTTAGATTACGCACAGCAGGCATGGAAGATGTGGTGGTATAATGGATTGGAAAGAAAAAGCCAATAAATTACTGGAGGAATTTGATCTATGTTGCAAGGCAAAACCCCACGACAATCCAGTTGAGGTTGAATTGGCCAAAATACATTGTCAACCTTTTGCATATCATTTAGCAA